TGATTTGCTGTCATCCATGCTAAATTTTTTCATTTTTACCTCTTTTTAATAAACTGTTTCACGACCTGATGCCGCTTTATAAGTTAATTCTGCCCAGTCGTATGTAAGGCTTACAGACGCTCCTAAAACTTGAGCACCGCCATATTGATGCCCATCAAAAGCAATTTTAGAAACAAAAGCATTATAAAGCTCCCACGTCTCATAAACATCTCCATCTGGAGTTATTGTTTCTATTTTAACAGTTCCTATGGAATTTATTAATGATCTTTTGCTCATATCTTTTACAAAAGGTGCATTTTGCGCGACTTGGTTTGGATTATCGTAGCCAAGTTGTTTATAAGTGTTTAATAAAATCCCTGCAACACTATCAAACTTTTCGTTATCAAAACTTTCAACTATTTTGAAACTAACATCTTGCCAAGTTACAACAGCCCCTGGCTGTTTAAATTTCCAATTCAGCAACTGAAAAGTTTTAGGAGTCTCAAATTGAGGGCTTGGGCGTGTGACACTAGATATCATAGCAAATGGAATATCGTCGATTCTTAATAAAAATCGAAAATTACTTTGAACAGATGTTCTAACAGTTTGGATGTAATTAATATCTGACATTTATAGTAATTATATCAATTATTAATTTTGGTTAATTTCTGTTATATTTACTGTCGCGTAGTCGTAACTAAACTGCAAAGTAACAGTGTTAATACCACTGCCGTCATATTGTAGCTTTGAGTAAGTCACATTTGAAACAAAAGAATTAAATAAAGTCCACGTTTCGACTTCATTGCCATTCGAATCCAAGACTTTAACTGAAATATCACCAAAGTTTCCATTAACAAATTTTTGTTTTGAAAAGGTAGTTCTCCAACCTTCATTGTCAGCAGTCCATGTTGATGGAGGGTTGTAGCCTGCTTTAATTACAGCATCTAGGACCTGACCTGAAACATCAGGATCAACTGGTTCTACAAGAGTTACACTAACATCTTGCCACTTTAATTTTCCTGGATATTTAAATTCGTGTCCTAAGAACTCGTGTTTAACACCACCTTCAAAGTTTGGATTTGGTCTGTCTGCGTTGGTGACAACCCAAGCAGGGATATCTCCCAAAGTTAAGATAAACTTAAACGCTCTCTTCGGCTCAATCTTAACTGATGCCCATGGTGGAATTGGTGATGCTTTATTTACAGCCATTATTTATTCTCCTGCTTTCCTATTAATTAGTTTAATCCTCAAAAGATGCTCCAGTATTACTAATGATAAAGTCAACTGCAACAAACTCAATCGCTCTTGTAGGCTTTAAGTAAACTTTTGCATATAGAACATTCCTGTCAATTAAGTCTGGCGTTGTTGTTGTTTCATCAAGAACAAGCTTATACTCATCAAGACCGAACCTTGCCTGGACGTCCGCTAAGAACGGGTTTGCCTGACCAATAAATCTTGCCCAAGTGGCACGAACATTTGGTTCGAATAGAATATTTGACGAAATATTAGAGATGCCTCTCTTAATAAAGATGAGCAACCTACGAACATTGATTCTGTCTAACGCGCTTCTTGTAACTTGCAATGTCTTCTGACCGAAGATTACAATGCCCTCATTTGGGAATGAGGCAATTGGATTGATGTTTGCATCATAGAGATTATCTCTATCCTGGGATGTGAGCTTCTGAGTTACGTTAACCACTGGAAGACCTGCAATACCGGTTGAAAGACCACCGCGATTAAAACCAGCCGGTGCAAACCATGGGGCTCTAACTCTATCAGTGTAAGACATTGCGCCAATACCTGCAACTGAGGCTGGCATAAACACTAACTTGCCCTGTATAGTGTCCCGAATTTGAACGAAGGGGTAATAAGCACAACCATAGCTTGAATTAATTTGACGATTTTTCAAGTTTGTGATTGTTGTGTTTAGTTCAGGGTAGGTTTTTCCTGCATTGCCCTCGTGGGC